CAATTTGACGTGGAAGCCTGGCAGTAAATGGATGCGGGTTGCAGAGAAAAGAGCAGACAAGGAGAATGACGATGAGTGAAGAGAGAGTTGCAGCCGCAATGTGGCGCGAGGAAACTGTTGACGCGGGGACGCCTGAAAGCGTTACGTACCGGAGAACATTAGAGGAGTTTTGCGAGGCGGGTGATGATGTCAGGCGAAAGTGGCTTAAGTTCGCCCGCGCCGCTATCTCAGCAATCCAGCCCACAGCACCAGACACGCGGGCCATGACGGGAATTATAAATACTAGATCAATGGTTGGAAGTATTGAATATTATTTAAACCACCAGCACTGCGTAGAAAATCTACGTCGAATATCCCACCTGAACCCCTACAATGTTACTGTCCGCGCTGGAGAAGGGACGACGGGAGACGTTCTGTTTAATTATTGTGGTGATGGGGGCTATGTGGATGCTGTTGAAGCGTTCGCACGGCTAGCCCTAATCGACCAACCACCACCCAGCCCGTCTACGCCAGACCCAACAAAGGGGGCTGGAATACTGAAGCGGCTAAAGGAAGCCTGCAACGGCACCCCAGCAAAGGTGCAGTGGCCGCACCGACTTTTTCACGATGCGATTGCTGAGATTGAGGAATGTCATAGAAATATCAGCCTCAATGCGGATTGGATTGAAGCGACGCTTAATGACCTAGCAGCGAAGCAACCACCACCCAGCCCGACAGTACAAGAGGCGGCGAAGGTGCTGCACGCATGGTTTTCTAAACTCGATATGGGTGACGCACTCATGATGGGATTGTTTTGGCGTGAATTTCATAGGTATCACGACGATCAGGCGAGAGTTGTGAACGGTCTCCGCGCCCTAGCAGAACAGCACAAGCCTGTCGCCACTCACGACGAATAGGCAGGCGGGGCGCGACATTCGGGATGGGTGTTGCGCCTTTATTATTCCACCACCGCAATTAGCCCTTGCACTATGTTTCGGTTATGGTAGTGTGAGGGTAGAGTATCAACCCAGCAAAGGAGGCAACGATGCGAAGATACAGCTACAAAGATAAAACCTGAGAATCAGCTTGCCGAATTGACCGATGATCGTTTGAAAGGAGATTTAGATGCCCCGTCCCAATACTAGACCTCAGTAATGAAACCGTTAGAGCCACATATCGACATGCTCAAAAAATATCTATCATATGATGTAGGCAATAAGCCCAGCAGATACCAGGGTGAGCCACGATACCATAGGTTGACACCTGTATGCACTACCACCAGAGCACGACGTACCGATGCGGATCTGGTAGTGCATCAATGTTTCAACCCCATTCCCCAGCACGAAAGCGAGGTGATCCAATCTAACGCCGGGTAACACCAGCACCACCGGAAACCGAGGAGATGATGATGAGACTTCTAGCCACAGCACTAATCGCCCTAACAGCCACGACAGCAACAGCACAGCAAGATTGCGCGCCACGTCTGGAGATAATCAAACGTTTGGTTTCCATCTATGGTGAAAGCCTTCGAGGTCAGGGGTTGAACCGGCGCGGTGTATTGGTTGAATGGTTTGCAAATGAAGCAAGCGGAACCTGGACCATCATTTCATCAGCCGCTGATGGTAAGTCGTGTTTCTCAGCATCCGGTCCAGACTGGCACACAATGGCAACGCTAATGCCCCCGATGGGCAAGGACGGATGAGTTGGGTTTTGATTGTTATAGCTCTTGATGGTTCTGGGGGGGTTATTGACAATGTTACCCGATACACATCCGGGGCAGTGTATGGGAGCCGTGGAGAGTGTGAGGAAAGTAGCGTCTATAAGTTCATGGCAGATAACAGGATGATTATAGGCGCAAATCAAAATATCGTAATGTGCATGGAGTTGGACCGATAACCCCCAACTAACCCCATACGGCAACAGACAGGAGATTGAGATGAAGATTGAACAGGGCACGTCATACAAACGCAGCGATGGAGTTAAGGTGAAGCAGTGTAACCCAAGGGTGCTGGGAAATGTGTGGGGATGGGTTGGCGATGACGGTGTTCATCGAGATGGGAATGGGGTTTCCGTACTTAAGGGTGGTGAAACCGACCTCATAGCAGAATGGACAGACCAACCCACCCAGGACACGCCGGTAGCATGGGGGGGTATGACCGACGCGGAAAAGTGGAGCGGCTGGCAGATTGCCACTGGTCCAGAATACATGACACCGCGTGCTGATATGGAGATCGCCAAGACCGAGAACGGAGATGTTGTCGCCTACCGCATCCGCAAGGAACCAGTGCGCGATACTTTGCTAATTACGGGCAATGGCGAGGAATGGCGAGATGACAGATTCTTTTCGCTACCATTGGCAAACCGAACCCACAACCTGATCCTTCCCACCCTAGACGGTAATCCCATTCCCGGCACCTACATCAACCAGTCCGGGGATGTGATCGAGGTAGAGGAGTTGGGCGATGCGTAACATCACAGACATAGGCATAGCCACCACTATGGACACATCGGTAGAGCGCGTTCTGCACCGGGCTGGCGAGAAGGGCCTGAAGTCAGTAATCGTGATGGGCTGGACCGAGGCCGGAGATATATATTTCGCGTCATCTAAAGCAGATGGCGGGGATGCACTATGGCTAATGGAGAACGCCAAGAAGGCACTGCTGGAGGTGGGGGAATGAGTGACCAAAACGGAGTAGGAGCATGGGGCTGGGTATTCCTAGTCGGCATTCCTCTAGGCATCGTGTTCTGGGCCTGCATGGCAACCCTAGCATTCGGCGCAACCCACATCATTGGCAATGACCGTGGTGGTCTAGTCCGGGAACGTGCAACACAGATCGAAGCAATCCGACAGGCTGGCGACAGGGTTGAAATCAGGGGCCGCAGATGCCTATCGTCCTGCACCATGTACCTAGGGCTAGAGAACGTATGTGTCAGTGCCAAGACAACGTTCGGCTTTCATGGGCCAACGTATTATGGTAAAGCTCTAGCACCAGACCGGTTCGAATATTGGAGCACGGTTATGGCGGATCACTACCCCGCGCCGATACGTGACTGGTTCATGGCAAAAGGCAGGTATAAGACTAAGGGCACATACAAGTTCAAGGGCAGCAAGATCATCGACCTAGGAACTGCAGAGTGCCAAACTTGAACCAACCCGCAATGTGATGTACTATAACGGCAACAGAGGAGATGGTGATGTTTGAGCAGTGGAATGAGAGGCAGGCGGAGAAGAGGGACTTAACACCTACAGTCCTATTCGATGCCAAATCATTCGAGGCAATGTATCCCAGCACAGACTGCACACCAACCCGCATTCCCCAGCACCCTATACAGGGAGACACACAGTAATGGCTGACAAGCCACTCACACCTAAACAGCAAGCGTTCTGCCTGAAGTACGTAGAGTGCAGCAACGCATCAGAGGCATATCGGCACGCCTATGACGTAGGTGAGAGCACCAAGCCAGAGACGGTTTGGCGCAAGGCATGTGAGCTTATGGCAAACGGCAAGGTGTCGGCTAGGATATATGAGTTACAATTAATAGCCCAAGAACGAACTCTTGTAACAATCGAATCCATCACACTCGAGCTGGAAGAAGCGCGAGAGATGGGACGCAAGACAGAGCAAGGCTCAGCCATGACAGCAGCCAGCATGGGCAAGGCTAAAGTCAACGGCCTGCTGGTGGATAAGGTGGACAGCACCGAGAAGCTGACAATCGTAATGGCCAAGGATGTAGATGAGCTTTAAGCTAAACCCTGGCCAGCAGCGTGCTATGACTGACACGCTCAAGACACCGGCCCGGTTCCAGCTCCTCTATGGTGGCAGTAGATCCGGCAAGACATTCCTATTCATCTCAGCAATACTTGATCGAGCGATGAACGCCGCAGGCTCTAGGCACCTCATTGTGCGTAAAGAGGGCAGCGCCGCCAAACGAGCCATTGCCAAGGACACGTTCCTCAAAGCATGGGCTATCAAGTTCCCCGGCGTTCCCGTTCCGACATTCCGAGGCCATGACGGTGGGTATTTCCCGTTACCCAATGGATCAGAGGTCTGGGTTGGTGGGTTGAATGATGAGAAGGCAATGGAGCGGATACTTGGTAACGAGTACGCCACGATCTACATCAACGAAGCATCAGAGGTTGCCTATAGCGCGTTTGTACTACTGCGGTCACGCCTAGCCCAAGTGGCAACCACGTTGTCAGGGGCCACTCTCAAGCAGAGGTTCTATGTTGACCTTAACGCTTTCAGGCGTCCCCGCGTCAACAGTTTCCTCGCGCCACATTGCGGCTGCAACTCTCTCTTCACTCATCGTCATTCTCCTTGTCTGCTCTTTTCTCTGCAACCCGCATCCATTTACTGCCAGGCTTCCACGTCAAATTG